TTGAATGGAGCTTGAAGTGGATCTGGGTTAGGAACAGTCTCGACGTTGATTGCGCCAAGAATGTCGTAGAAGTATGGTGCTTGAATAGCAAGTTGACCCTGTAGGTATGGACGCATACGTCCGTCCTGTCCTGGCCGTGCCATAGCAGTAAGCACAACAGCTTCCAATGGTTGTGTAGGGTGCATCGTAAGGTCACGTAGATCACGCAATAGCGCACCCATATGACGAAGCAACTCGCCCCACTGTTGCATCTTCATTTGTTCGGTACCTGCGATTGAATCCATACACTTCACTTGAAGCTCTGAGATTGAATCGATGATAAGCGATTTGAACTGATGCTTTCCAGTTTGTAACCACTGGAATGTTTTGATAACAACGTCATAGTCACGAACATTTACTACGACAGTGTCCCATGTGCCATCTGCGACAGGAGGTTCCTCGCGCAGAGGGTCCCAGTACTTTACGTTAATCGGTAGGAATCGGTGCCCACCTTCAACGTCAAGCATGAGACGAGGATACGGTGCTGTGACCGCAAAGGTTGACTTACCAACCTTTGACTCGCCATACACCATGATAGTCAGCGAACGCTGTACTTCATTTGACATACGTCACTCACTTCCTTTCTTCTCTTCGGTGTGGTAATACCCGTATGGATCGGATGATTCATACGCCTCGCTAAGTGCTTGTTCGGCGGCGCTTCCGTCGTCAAACATTGGGCATATAGCAAAAAATTGACATTTCCATTTGCAATCGCGACTTGGTCGTGGATATGCAACAAGCTGATGAGATGATCCGTCATCAAGAGCTTGGCGCACATTTAGCATATCAGAAAGTGTGCCGTGGATACGTTGCCAAAAATTACGCAACGCAAAAACATTGTGTCGAACTTCCATCTGCTCGTAGAAGGGAGGACGTGCGTTTGCACTGCGCTTAACCTTCTTTAGCATTGTAAAGATACCACCCTCAGAACGTTCGCCTTCTTTGTTCTGCGCGGTCTCAAGCATCATATATGTAAGGATCTGTTCGTTCATGTGCGCCATCGCCGCAAAGTCTGTAAATGACCCGCCGACAGTCTTAAAGTCGCGGAACATACGCACACCATCAGCCTTGCGACGTACACGCATATCGATCTTACCTTGCAGTATAACCTTGCCATCAAACAACGGCATCTCAATAATTTCTTCTGTAGAGATCATCTCTAGCTCTGCATCAATTCCGTTTTCTTCAATCCAATCAAGATAACCTTCAAGCATGATGCGGCCAAGCTCTGCCTCAGAGTCAAGGTCATAAGTATCGCGCATTTGCGCCTCTAACTCGGCCTTATCCTTTTCAATCAACGCGGCATGTGCGTCAAGAAGTGGAATACCTTTTGAGTAGTAATCGTCTAACGCCTGGTGAATACGAGAACCAAGAGCTAGTGCACCAGTCTTTGACTCTGTGCGCGGACGAAGACGACGATAGTAGCTAAGCCACCATTTACGTCGACAATCCTTAAATGTTTGGATCTCTGAGTTAGAGATACGCAGTGGTAGCGGTATTAGTTCTTCACTCATAATTTTCCTGCCTTGTCGTCTTTAAGTAGTGATAGCAACTGTGCCTTATCGCGAACGATTTGCTCAAAGTTATCAGCCTTGGTTTCAAGGACTTGGATTACACGTTCCTCAATTGTTCCTTCGGTAACGTAGTCGGTAATCATGATTGAGTCATGAATCTCAGAACCGATACGGTGCACGCGGTCAAGAGCTTGCTTGTGGTCAACGAGTGACCAAGGACGCTGTAGCATGATGAGACGACGCGCAGCAGTAAGTGTAATTCCTACACCGCCAGCCTGCGCCGTAAAAAGTATCCACTTGATCTTGCCAGATTGAAAATCATCAACCGCTTGTTGACGCTCATCTTCATCCTGGGCACCAGTGATGAGACCATGTGGAATCTTGGCCTTAGTCATTTCTGCACTAAGCAAATCTATAAGCTGACGTGATACTGCGCAAACAGCGACTGAGTCATCACCAAAGTCACCGTTTTCAATGTCGTCCATAACTGCGTCAACCTTACAGGAAGGACCGGCAAGAGTGACCTTGCTCTCTCCTGTAGTTTCATCAATTGATATCTCGGCAAACGAACTAGCAAACTGCAGCAAACGAATTGTCTGTGTTAGCGGACTTGGCGCTGTAACTGACTCACCACCTTCAAGCTCAGCAATCATGAGATCGCGCATTTGGTCATAAGCCTTCTTTTGCTTAGTGGACATCTCTACGTCCTTGCGCTCAAACAACATGTCTGGTAGCCAAGGAAGTACTTTCTTCTTAAGCATACGACGCATACGAGGATTGATTGCCGCGTAGAACTCTTGTTCCATGTGAGGCTTTACTCCAAGAACCATCATTCCACCAAAGGCATTAAGCATTGTGTTAATCATTCTGTCAATCCAGCGAGTCTTACTTGGCCACTCATCTGGTGATAACCAATGCAAAATCGACCACATATCTAAAACGTTGTTGGCAATAGGCGTTCCTGTAAGCGCAAAGCGAATATCAGCGTCACCAGTTGCGGCCCATAGAGCACGGGTTTGTTTTGATTTAGGTTCCTTAGAGCGGTGAATCTCATCGGCAACGACTGCTTTAAAGTCAATCGCGTTTAGTTCGCGCGGATGAACCTCGCAGCGATTTTCTGAAACCTTGTCATCATGTCCGCCGCAGTCAACGCATTTTGCAAGTGCAATTGAGCCGTAGCCAGAAAGACGAGAATGCGAGCGCAAGGATTCCCAGTTAATAACGTATACGTCAGCCTCGTTCTCAAAGATCTTGCGACGTTGAGTTGCAGAACCCTTAATAACTTCTACATCAACTCCAGGCCACCAGCGCTCAAACTCACGCTTCCAGTTTTTCTTGAGAGTGTTAGGGCAGACGATTAACGCAGGGAAAACATCTTCACCGCGATCTTGTAATTCCTTAAGTGCACGGATTGCCTGTGCTGTCTTACCAAGGCCAGGCTCATCTGCAAGTAGCGCTCGACGTGCGATTGCTAGAAACTTTACACCTGCTCGCTGGTGAGGGAATAGGTCCTCGTTAGAACCGTCCTCGATTACTTCTAATTCACGTAGTTCGTTTGCTGGGGTAATTCTATTGGCAACCTCTTGCCCTGCCCATTCAGCCAACCTAGGACCTATAACAAGGTCGTCACGAAAGGTTGAGCGCAACGCAAGGCATGATGCCCACGATGCAGGGACTCGCCATTGCTGTGCCTTTGGGTCCCATTTAGAACCAGGAAGGCTCTTGCATAGTTCCTTAAAGCGCCACTCAGTATGGATAATTACGTTTTTGCCCGATTCATCGAGCTCTACGTTTACTGGCACCTATTTGGTTCCTTTCGTCGTTATGTAATCATACTATCAGGATTTTTGCTTTTGTAAATAGTATTTCTGCTTAGTATGTATGGCAGATACTATATCACGTCTTACTGTAATAAACGAACTGGTTTCCATCCTAGTTTTACAAGTTTAAGAAGACCATGCCGGATTGCATCTAACGCGTGACCTTCTCCACCTTTATGCCAGTACTCAAGCTTCTTAAGTTTAGGGTTATCAAACATCGCCTTTGCGTCTGCTGGTGACTGAAAGTAGATATCGTCTGGCTTTCTACCGGCGTCCATAAGACACTGTTTAAGAATACCAATTTGCTCAAGTGAGTAGGGAGCCTGTGAGTTGCGAACCGTTTGCGCGTTAATGGTAAATCGCTCACAGACCACGTCTAGAGCATCTCCGTAAGTGGCCAGAGTGTCCCGTATAGGCTTGGCGTACTCTTCCTGTTGGAATTCACCAGACCAGATTAAAACCGGCTCCTGGCCGCTCTCAAGACTAAATAGAGCTATTCCAGTGGCTTTGCCTGGGTCTACTGCAAGAACGTATTTCATCAGTATTTATCTCCCCAAGTCTCCATAGGACCGTCAATTCCAGACGTAAGTGGAACGTCCCAGCCTTCAGTTGTAGTCATGCATTGCTTAACAATCTGCATGATCTCTTGGGCGTCTTCTCGTGGTGCGTTTAGCACAATTTCATCGTGTACTGGCACGATAAGAAGTTCGGTTAGATCTGCCTGGTCAAGTTTAATAAGATTTGCCTTAAACACCTCGGCAGCTCCACCTTGAATAAGGTAGTTTACCAAGGTGTAAGCGCGATCTTCATCGCAAGGCAGACGACGACCTGTCCAGGTGTAGACGTATCCTTGGCCTTCCTCGCGTAGACGACGCATTCCTGCATCTTCAATTTGTTTTTGGAATAGAGCCATACCAGGAAAGCGCATATCAAAAGCATCTGACGTCTGACGCATCTGCGTCTCAGCAACCCCTGCTGTTAGTGCCTGCTTTGCAACGCCTGCTCCGTATAGTCGACCATAGACTGTTCCCTTGATAAGGTTACGACGCTTGTCTGACCGCTGCATTGTAGGGTC